GGTCTTTTATTTTGCCCTGAAAGGAGGCGGCCACCGTGCCAATGCGAAAACTGAAAAACTATAAGCCGACCCGCTTCATGGCAGAGGCTTCTCACTACAGCAAGCAGATGGCGGACTTCGCAGTGATGTTCATCGAACAGCTGACTCATACTAAGGGCACATGGGCCGGAAAACCCTTTGATCTGATCGACTGGCAGGAGCAAATTATCCGGGATATCTTCGGAACGCTTAAGCCCAACGGCTACCGGCAGTTCAACACCGCCTACATTGAGATACCCAAGAAAATGGGAAAATCCGAGCTGGCCGCTGCTGTGGCGCTCCTGCTCACCTGTGGCGACGGTGAGGAACGAGCAGAAGTCTATGGCTGCGCGGCTGATCGTCAGCAGGCATCTATCGTTTTCGAAGTAGCTGCCGATATGGTCAGAATGTGTCCGGCGCTAAACCGGCGCGTCAAAATCCTGACGGCAACAAAGCGTATCGTCTACGCTCCCACCAACAGTTTCTATCAGGTGCTTTCTGCGGAAGCATACAGCAAACACGGCTTCAATATCCACGGCGTGGTCTTTGATGAGCTGCATACTCAGCCTAATCGGAAGCTCTTTGACGTTATGACCAAGGGATCCGGCGATGCCAGAATGCAGCCGCTGTATTTTCTGATCACCACTGCCGGAACCGATACAAAGTCCATCTGTTATGAAACACATCAGAAGGCACAGGACATTCTGACCGGGCGCAAGATTGATCCAACCTTCTACCCGGTAATTTACGGTGCTGACGAAAAAGACGACTGGACCGATCCGAAAGTATGGAAAAAAGCCAATCCCTCTCTCGGCATCACGGTTGGCCTTGACAAAGTAAAAGCCGCCTGCGAATCGGCAAAGCAAAACCCCGCCGAGGAGAATACTTTCCGACAACTCAGACTCAATCAATGGGTAAAGCAGTCTGTCCGGTGGATGCCGATGGATAAATGGGATAAATGCTCCTTTGCCGTAAACGAGGATGAGCTGGAAGGCCGCGTTTGCTATGGCGGTCTGGACCTGTCCTCCACTACGGATATCACAGCCTTTGTGCTGGTGTTCCCTCCGGATGATGAGGATGAAAAATATGTGATCCTTCCGTACTTCTGGATACCGGAAGAACAGATGGATCTTCGTGTACGGCGCGACCATGTTCCTTATGATGTCTGGGAGCGTCAGGGCTTTTTGCAGACCACCGAAGGCAATGTAGTCCACTACGGTTATATCGAGAAATTCATCGAACAGCTGGGCGAACGTTTCAATATCCGCGAGATTGCTTTCGACCGCTGGGGAGCCGTACAGATGGTGCAAAACCTTGAAGGCATGGGCTTCACGGTCGTGCCCTTCGGTCAGGGCTTTAAGGATATGAGTCCGCCGACAAAAGAGCTGATGAAACTGGTGTTGGAGGAGCGCATCGCCCACGGCGGGCATCCCGTACTCCATTGGATGATGGATAACATCTATATCCGCACCGATCCGGCAGGAAATATTAAGCCTGATAAGGAAAAAACGACTGAAAAAATTGACGGTGCCGTAGCGACGGTCATGGCGCTGGACCGCGCTATCCGCTGCGGCAATGATACGTCCGAGAGTGTCTATGATACACGCGGGCTTTTGTTTATTTGAAAGGATGGTGATCAACCATGGGAATACTAAGCGGCCTCTTTCGCTCAAGAGATAAGCCCTCTGATAGAACAGCCGGTTCAAGCTATGCCTTTTATATGGGCGGCAGCTCTTCCGGAAAGGTCGTCACCGAGCGCTCTGCGATGCAGATGACAGCCGTATATGCCTGTGTTCGTATTTTATCGGAAGCTGTAGCAGGCTTGCCACTTCAGATGTACAAATACACAGAAGATGGCGGCAAGGAAAAGGCACTGGATCACTTGCTTTATCACCTGCTCCATGACGAGCCTAACCCTGAGATGAGTTCATTTGTGTTCCGAGAAACGCTTATGACGCATCTGCTCCTGTGGGGAAACGCCTACGCACAGGTTATCCGAAACGGTAAAGATGAGGTCGTGGCGCTGTATCCGCTTATGCCAAACAAAATGCAGGTCAACCGTGATAAAAACGGCCATCTGTATTACCAGTACAGCCATTCGAATGACGAAGCCCCCACTGCAAAAGGAAATTCTGTGATCCTACAACCCTCAGATGTGCTGCATATTCCGGGCCTCGGCTTTGACGGCCTTGTAGGATACAGCCCGATTGCAATGGCCAAGAATGCTATCGGCCTTGCGATTGCCACCGAGGAATACGGCTCTAAGTTCTTTGCCAATGGCGCTGCCCCATCCGGTGTGCTGGAGCACCCCGGCACTATCAAGGATCCTGCAAAAGTCAGAGATGCATGGATGAGTCAGTTTGGAGGCAGTTCCAATTCCGGTAAGGTGGCCGTTTTGGAAGAAGGCATGAAATACACGCCTATTTCCATCTCACCGGAACAGGCACAGTTCCTTGAGACCAGAAAGTTTCAGATCAATGAAATCGCTCGAATTTTCAGAGTTCCACCTCATATGGTCGGCGATCTTGAGAAGTCGAGCTTTTCTAATATTGAGCAACAGTCGCTGGAATTCGTGAAATATACGCTCGATCCGTGGGTGATCCGCTGGGAGCAATCCATACAGCGGACGCTCCTCTCTCAGGATGAAAAGAAACGATACTTCGTGAAATTCAATCTGGAGGGCCTGCTTCGCGGTGATTACCAGAGCCGTATGAACGGATATGCCACAGCAAGGCAGAACGGTTGGATGAGTGCAAACGACATCCGCGAACTCGAAAATCTCGACCGCATTCCCGCTGAAGACGGCGGCGACCTGTATCTCATAAACGGCAATATGCTCCCGCTCCGTCATGCGGGGGCTTTTGCAAATACAAGTAACGATGACGGAAAGGAGGACAACACCGATGAAGAACAAGAAGTTCTGGGTGTGGAAGAACGCGGCAGACGAAAGCCCGGACGCAGAACGAGTCCTTGAGCTTAACGGCACCATTGCCGAGGAAAGCTGGTTTGACGATGAGATCACACCGGCAATGTTCAAGGATGAGCTTTTTGCAGGCTCCGGGCCGATCACTATCTGGATCAACTCTCCGGGTGGCGATTGCATCGCGGCCAGCCAGATTTATTCCATGCTCATGGATTATCGAGGCGACGTTAACGTCAAGATCGATGGTATTGCGGCATCTGCTGCTTCCGTCATCGCTATGGCAGGTACCAAGGTGCTCATGGCACCAACAGCGCTGATGATGATTCACAATCCTGCAACAATGGCATTTGGAGACCACGAGGATATGCAGAAGGCCATTGAAATGCTCAGTGAAGTTAAAGAAAGCATTATCAACGCCTATGAAATCAAGACTGGCCTCTCCCGCGCCAAACTCTCGCATCTCATGGATGCGGAAACATGGATGAACGCACACAAGGCTATGGAGCTCGGTTTCTCCGACGGCGTGCTGGAGGACGAAAAGAAATCTGCCGCGCCAACGGAAGCCTATGCATTTTCCAGTAAGGCTGTAGCTGCTGCTCTTATGAACAAGCTCGTGGCAAAAGCAAAGCCGGAAGCTAAACGTAAGCCCGAACCCCCTGCCGGACGCTCTGTTGATGAGCTTAAGGCACATCTTGAAACCATCAAAAAATACATTTGAAATGGAGGATTTCAATCATGACTGTTAATGAACTTCGCACCAAACGTGCAACCCTGTGGAATACGATGAAAGGTTTCCTCGATACTCACAGAACAGACAAAGGCATTCTTTCCGCCGAGGATGACGCCACTTACAACAACATGGAAAAAGAGTTTGAGGCTCTGACTACCGAAATTAAGCGCATGGAGCGCCGGGACGCTATCGAGGCCGAGCTTAATAAGCCTGTCGGCAGCCCGCTCACCGGAAAGCCGGAACAGGCTGAGCCTGAAAAGGTCGGTCGCGCTTCCAATGCCTATAAGGAAGATTTCGGCAGACATCTTCGCGGCAAGACGCTCCTGCACAATGTGCTCTCTGAGGGGACGGATGCCGATGGCGGTTACCTTGTGCCAGAGGAATTTGAACGCCAGATTGTGAGAACTCTTGATGAGGCAAACGTAATCCGTTCTCTTGCCAAGGTCATCACCACCGGCAGTGAGCGCAAGATTCCTGTTGCCGACACACACTCTGTCGCACAGTGGACATTGGAGAATGCTGCCTATACCGAAAGCAATCCGACCTTTGGTCAGAAACAGATCGATGCATATAAGCTGACGGACCTCATTCGTGTGAGCACCGAGCTTCTGCAGGATTCCGCTTTTGATCTGGAGAGTTATATTGCTGACGAGTTTGCGCGTGCCTTTGGTATTGCCGAGGAGCAGGCTTTCTGTGTGGGGACAGGCACCAACCAGCCGACAGGGATTTTTACCGCAAACGGTGGTACGGTCGGTGTAACCGCTGCTGCAACTGCGGCTATTACGGCAGACGAGCTTATCAGCCTTGTCTATGCGCTGAAGTCTCCGTACCGCAGAAACGCAAAGTTCCTTATGAACGATGCCACTGTCGCAGCCATCAGAAAGCTCAAGGATCTGAACGGCGTCTATGTATGGCAGCCTGCCCTTACTGCCGGAGAGCCTGACAGACTGCTCGGCTATCCGCTCTACACCTCTCCGAAGGTGCCTACAATGGCCGCAGGCGCAAGAGCC